CACAAAGTATAATAGGAGAATAGAGATATGAATCTTATAGATAAAGTCTTATTAGAATGGTCGTATAAGACCAAAAAAGGATATCCCGACATTAATAATCAAGAGGATATGGATTTGTTTGAATCTATGTTTGGTTTTAAATTATATGAGACACCACTATCTCCTGGTGAACTTGCTAAAGTTTCCAAAGACGGAGAAAATAAAGGTACGAAAAGAATTGATATACTGATAAATAAAATAAAGAATAGCCAACCTTTAAAGTTAAATGATTCCGAAGAGACTTTTTTAGTTCATGATCCTAAAGGAGAAAAAGTAGCTGAGTTAGAAAATTGGGATGAAACTAAAGGAAGGGTAACTTTAACTAATAGAGAAGGAGACTCAATTACTACTTCTAAGTTGGAAAAAACATCTGAATTTGGCGGAGGAAAAGGCTCAGGTGGAGGAGCACTTAATACTGATCTTCAAGAATCCGCACAATGCTTAGTTAATGCAATAGCTTTTAGACTTAAAGGAAGTGCAATAGATGAGAAAGATTTAACAAAAGAAAATTTAATAAAAGCTCAAAAATACACATCAACTACTTCAAGCTTAGAGGAGATAGTACTTTTTATAGAGAGTAGAGAAGATTGGATTCAACCTCTAATAGCAACTGCTAATAAGATACTAGAAGTAGTAAACAAAACAAATTTCGAGTTTCATAGAGGATCAGATTTCGTAAACAAATTATACGGTGCATGGAAAACAGCTAGGAAAAAAGGAGGACTTGGAAGAATAGACGACAATAAATGGAACCCAGGAGACATCTGGGCAGTTGATCCTTCAATAAAGGGAATAACTTTTAAAACTGATTTAACTGATTTAAATAATCAACTTATAGATTTATATAGGAATGAATCTTTAGTTGGTATATCTCTTAAAAAAACTTCAACACCTTCTTCTAAAGTATATAATTTTGAAAAACAAGAAGCACCTGGTACATTTAACGGTGAATATAACGCTTCTTCAAAATCTTTAGATGTTTACCTGTACTTTACTAATGGAGCTAAATTACAATTAAGAGACTTTGGTAGTTTCCAATTCCAGGGAGAATTAAAAGGCACAGAAGCAGCAGGAGGTAAAATTGGTGGAGGTCCATTAAAAATGTTCTTAGATAGAAATAACCTTGGTCCAATACCAACTAACAGTGAAGCAAAAATAATGGCTAATGATCTTAATGATAGTTTTATTGAAAGATTTAGTTACTTATTAAAGAAATATACCGGTATTAACCCTAGTAGAGAAGATATTGAAAATACATTTACTAAACAATTTATATTTTCAAAATACCAAGCTTTAGAAGTTCTAGATGCTTTTAAGACCGGGAGTGAAGAAGATGTTAAAAATGCATCCTCGGACGTACTACTTTATGCAGGTAGCCAAAGCTCTATCTCTTCAGTGTACGTAAAAATAAGTTAGTTATGGCAAAAGACATAAAGAAGATAATAGCACAGGAGTATATTAAGTGTGCTAAAGATCCGGAGTACTTCATGAGGAAATACTGTTATATACAGCATCCTACTAGAGGTCGTATTTTATTTAACCTTTACCCTTTTCAAGGTAAGGTACTACATTTATTTAGAGACAATCAATTTCTTATTACTTTAAAATCTAGACAGTTAGGTATATCAACTCTAGCTGCAGGTTACTCACTATGGTTAATGTTATTCCATAAAGATAAGAACGTATTAGCTTTAGCAACAACTCAAGCAACAGCACGTAACCTAGTTTCTAAAACTATGTTTATGTACGATCAGCTTCCAAAGTGGTTAAAATTACCAGCAGTTGAAAAAAATAAACTATCTTTAAGATTAAGAAATGGATCTAAAATTACAGCTAAGTCTTCTAACGCCGATGCAGCAAGATCTGAGGCAGTATCACTTCTTCTTATCGATGAAGCAGCCTTTATTGACAACATTGAAGAAACGTTTACAGCAGCACAACAGACCTTAGCAACCGGAGGGCAATGTATGGCATTGTCAACTCCTAACGGTATCGGGAACTGGTTCCACCAAACGTGGGAAAAAGCAGAATCTGGAGAGAATTCATTCCTACCTATAAAACTACCCTGGACAGTACATCCGGAAAGAAATAAAGACTGGAGAGAGCAACAAGATAGAGACTTAGGACCAAGGATGGCAGGTCAAGAATGTGATTGTGATTTCCTAGCATCTGGAGATACAGTGTTTGAACCAGATGATATGATGTTTTATGAACAAACATATATTAAAGATCCACTAGAAAAAAGAGGAGTAGACGGTAACTTATGGATATGGGAAGGAGTAGACTATACTAAATCATATATGGTTGTAGCAGATGTTGCTAGAGGAGACTCAGCAGATTATTCTGCATTTCATATCTTTGATATAGAAAACTGCGTACAGGTAGGAGAGTATAAAGGAAAGTTATCACCTAAAGATTACGGCAACGTACTAGTAGGGATAGCATCAGAATACAACGACGCACTTTTAGTAGTAGAAAACGCAAACATTGGTTGGGCTACCATCGAACAAGTTCTAGAAAGACAGTATAAAAACTTATACTACAGTTCAACTTCCCAAATGGAAACAGTAGAATCCTATATGTCGAAGTATGAGAGAGATAAACTAGTACCAGGCTTTACGATGTCAGTAAGAACTAGACCTCTAGTAATAGCAAAGATAATAGAATACATAAGAGAAAAAGGTGTTACCCTACAGTCTAAGCGGTTACTAGGTGAAATGAGAGTATTCGTATGGAAGAATGGAAAACCTCAAGCACAGATTAATTACAACGATGATTTAATTATATCTTGTGCAACAGCTCTATATGTAAGAGATACAGCACTTAGATTAAGGCAACAGGGTTTAGATTTAGCTAGAGCTCAACTTTCGTCTTTTACTAATCTTAACTTAAAAAACAAAGCTGTCATGAAATCAGTTGGAAATCAGCAAAATAATCCGTATCTTGTAGATAGCGGGTATGGACAAGAAGATATAACTTGGTTGTTATAAACATGCTATTTATAATATATATTAAACAAAACTGATCAATTAATGGCTAATAAATCATTATTCCCTAGACTACAGAGATTATTCTCTTCTGACGTAATAATTAGAAACATAGGAGGAACAGAGCTTAAAGTAGCTGATGTTAATAAAATTCAGACAAAAGGTAACTATGAAACTAACTCATTAGTAGATAGGTTCACTAGATTACATTCACGCAGCAATACGAATATATTTAATCCAACCGTTAACTATCAAACACTTAGGATACAGTTATACTCGGATTATGAAGCAATGGATACAGATCCTATTATAGCATCTGCATTAGATATTCTCTCTGATGAAGCTACATTAAAGAATGACCAAGGAGAGGTACTAGCTATTAAATCTTCAGATGAAAACATACAACGAGTACTTTACAACTTATTTTACGATGTATTAAACATAGAATTTAACCTATGGTCATGGACACGTAATATGTGTAAGTACGGAGATTTCTTTCTAAAATTAGAAATAGCGGAAGAATTTGGAGTGTACAATGTACTACCCTACACAGTTTATAATATGAACAGATACGAAGGTATGGATCCAGAAAATCCAGCTAAAGTAACTTTCGCTATTGATCCAGATGGACTTGCTAGTAGTCAAGATCCAAGTACTCTGTATATGAAAAAAGATGCTAACGTAATTCACTTAGATAACTACGAAGTAGCTCATTTTAGATTAATATCAGATACTAACTACCTTCCTTATGGTAGATCATTTGTAGAGCCAGCAAGAAAAATATATAAGCAACTTACCTTAATGGAAGACGCAATGCTTATACACCGTATAATGAGAGCTCCAGAAAAGAGAACATTCTTCGTTAATGTAGGTTCAATTCCTCCTGCAGAAGTAGATCAGTTTATGCAAAAGACGATCAATACTATGAAGAAAACTCCTTATATCGATCAAAAGACAGGTCAATATAATCTAAAGTTTAACATGCAAAACATGATGGAAGACTTCTACATACCTGTAAGGGGTGGAGATGCTTCTACTAGAATTGAAACTACCAAAGGATTAGATTACGACGGTACAAATGATATACAGTACTTACAGGCTAAATTATTTGCTGCACTTAAGATACCTAAAGCATATTTTGGATATGAAGGAGATTTACAAGGTAAAGCTACATTAGCAGCAGAAGATATAAGATTTGCTAGAACAGTAGAGAGAATACAAAAAATACTTGAATCAGAGTTAACTAAGATAGCCTTAGTACATTTATATACTCAAGGATTTACAGGAGAAAATTTAACTAATTTCGATATTAAGTTAACAAATCCTTCTATAATATTTGAACAAGAAAAAGTAGCGTTACTCAAAGAAAAAATTGATCTTGCAAATCAAATGCAAGACTCCAAGCTATTTGCCACTGATTATATATACGACAATATATTTAACTTATCAGAAGATCAGTACATGGAAATGAGAGATCTTGTAAGAGAAGATGCAAAACGTAAATTTAGATTAGCACAACTTGAAGCTGAAGGAAATGATCCAGCAGATTCAGGAAGATCTTACGGAACCCCTCATGATTTAGCTTCTATGTACGGTAGAAGAGCAACAGCTACAGAAAAAACCTCGAATGTACCTTCAGGCTATAACGAAATTGGACCAGAAGGCGGAAGACCTAAAGAAAAAGCATCAGTATACGGAACAAACGCAGATCCATTAGGAGGACGTGATAGATTAGGTGTACACGGTATGCATGGAGGATTTCCATCGGATAATGAAAACGTAATGGAAATAGACAATACGAAAGCCCAGACAGTGTACCATCAGATTAAAGATTCTTTTCAAAAGGAAATGATTTATGAAAAGAAAAATAATAACAGCTCTAAACTGTTAGACGAAAATCAACTTAAGGATTTAGATAACTAGAGCATATTTATATATAGCAACCGTATATTATGAAAATAAAACATTCAAAGTTTAGAAATACAGGTTTGATTTACGAACTGCTTGTAAAACAAATTGCAGCAGATACTTTATCTAAACATACCTCACCGGCTTTAGAAATTCTTAAGGAATTCTTTACTGGAGGTAGTATGATTGGTAAGGAATTAAAACTGTATGAATATATATTGAAAAACAGAAACCTTTCTGATGTTAAAGCTGAAACAGTAGTTTCAACAATTACAGAGATATCAAGAAAGTTAAATCAAAAGAAACTAAAAGAAGAAAAGTACAGGTTAATATCTCTAATCAAAGAGAACTACAGTGTAGAAGAGTTTTTCGGTATACAAGTCAGGGATTATAAACCTTTGGCTGCTATGTATTGCTTATTAGAAGCACAGAATACAGATACACTAGTAAACCCAGACTTCTTAATAAATAATAAACTTACTATAATTGAACACTTAACATCATCTAAGATGGCTAAGGAAACAGTTAAAGATACCTTAATAGAGGAGTATTCGAAGTATGAAAAAGACCTAAGGTTGCTTACATATAAAATCTTACTTGAAAAATTTAATAGCAACTATAAAGATCTTTTACCGGAACAGAAAAACATTCTTAAAGAATTTATAACATCAGTAAACTCAACAACTAGGTTAAGAAACATAGTTAATGAAGAGATATTAAAAATTAAAACAGAAGTAAAGAAATTAGCCGGCAACGTTAAAGACGAAGTAGTAAGGATCAAATTAGAAGAAGTAACAAAGAATATACAGCCTGCTAAAAAGACAGAAAAAATAACAGATAATCACCTAGTTAACTTAATGCAGTATTACGATTTAGTAAACGAAATGCGTTCACTATGAAAAAAAGTACCGTAAGAAGAGCAATTAAAGAGGTAATTGAAGAACTAAGCACATCAGCAGGAGCTGGAGGATATTTAACTCCTTTTGCGTTTAGTAAGAATAAAAAGAAGAACAATGCTACAAAGCAATCTGAGAAGTTAGGTTACAGAGTAGTAAAGACAAAAAAAAGACCGTATAACACTAAAATGTTTGATTACTTAGATGAGAACGATACAAGAGAAATATAACGCAGTCTTAGAAGGAAACTTCTCAAAGACACAATTTTTAAGAGATGCTAAAAGAGAGCTATCTCAATTCCTATCTCCGTTTAACGGATTCCCTGATACGGTTAATATTCTTAAACAAAAGGGTGTTATAGTAGAGGTGAAGAAAACTGAAGAAGTTAAAACATCTCCAATTCTAACATACACAGAAGATGCGTTAAACAGAGGAATAGACTTTGAACTTGAAAAAACTGGAATAGACTCAGCAGGAACAGTATCTACAGAAGAAAGAGCAAAAGCAAAAGCTACAGCTGAAAAGAATCTGGAAAAAGATGCAATGCACTACCTTAACATAATAGCAGGAGACTCTTCTAAAGGAGAAAAGCACGATAAAATGGTGCCTGTTAAAAAAGGTAACGAAGTAGATAAAGCTAACGGTATGAAAAAAGCAGATTTAAAAGAGAACTACACTAAAGATACTCTTATAAAAGCTTTAGGAAGNGCAGATGATGCTTTCATTCAACTTGCAGACGGAAGAGAGTTGATAATCTACAATCCAAACTCAAATAACGACGACAATGCTGCTATGTGGCATGACGATACTGTATTTGCAGTTGATCAAGATGGACAAGAAGAAGAAGTTGACTATAGAGATATTACAAACGCTTACTTAGAAGAAGAAATCGCAGAAGCAGACCCAATACCAACAGAACCTGGTCAAACTAAAATAGGAGATGACGGTAAAGAGTATGGAGTTAGAGCTTCTAACCACGATAGAAAGATGGCAATGAGGAAAGTGATTGATGCATTAACTATCATAGGAGATGATAAAGGACATAAAGTTCATATAACTCAAGCATTAGATTTTATCAGAACTCATAAAGACGATATATTCTCAGGAGATATAGATTCAGAAGATGTTGGAGACGTATGGATGAACTATAACGAATATGAATCAGTTAACTACGAAACAAGTTCAGACTATATGGAAGAAATTGATGCAGTTAATACTAACATGAAAGTAGATTTAGATGATGATGAAGGTTTAGCAGATGTAGAAGAAGCAATGTCTGATCAACAGATGAAAGATATAGAGAAATATGGACAGGAAGATAAAGTAGTAAAGAACTTTAAACCAGGAGACATGTTTTCAACAGA